TTATCTTTGATAGGACCAAGCATTTCGTTTAGTGTTTTTAGTGTAGCACCTGCAGGAAACTCTTTACCATCACCTTTAAATCCATATGGACTGCTTTCATTTAGTCCGTCTTCACGCATTTGTTCAGGTTCAGCAGGATCAAAGTGTACATCTGCAACTACACCCTCTGGTAGTTCAGTAGGTTCTATAGAAAGAGGAAAACGATTGTTAGCAAATAGAACATCAACAATCTGCCCGTAGGCAGCAAGCGTTTTAGTTTTTGTAACTTTGATAAAGACACGAGACTTTTCTGCTTCAGTAAATTGTACATCAGGACCATAAATACCACGATAGTTCCTATACGATCTTAGCCAACGTTCTTCATCTTGACGACGATAGTCTTCAGAACGATGAAACCGTTCCATAACATAAGGTATGATTTTTGAAGTATCTGCATCAAACTCAGTAGAGTTATCTGTGTCCTCTAGTGCGATTGAATCGTCTTCAATAAAGATGTCATTTTCTTCTGCCATTTATTTTTCCTTAATAGCCAAATGTTGAATCTGCTACTCTCATACCCATTGAACGTGTACTGTTAGGATCGTAGTCAAATATACTAAACCGTGGTCTTGACATTATACCATATCGTAATGCATCATACAAGTGATCTTCAGAATGTGTGTCAATGTCTTCAGGGTTTTTCTTATCCAGTGGTATAGCGGGTAATTGTGCTACCATGTTTGTACAAGTGTTAAAGAATACTAGTCTGGGGTTTTCTGTAAACTCGTCTACTTGTAAACGTCTATGTATCTCGTTCTTACCTGCAACACGTGAACCTTTAGAACGATCTGATGGCCTCCAACGGCATCCACGACTAATCATCTGTTCAGCAAGACTAGGGCCAGTATCACCACGCTTATGCCACAAAGAAGAGTCAAGAACTCCATACTTAATATTTCCATCTTCTGACTCTAGGTCTAAGACCATATCGGCAAGGTCTGTTGCGAGTACTTTACTGACGTACAATTCTCTATATACGATAAGTTGCTCATCAGGCGCAACGGCAAACCACACAACAGCACTATGAGAACCATATCCATAATCGCAAGCCCTAAACTTAACCCAATTGTTTGGTATCTTAAATGGATCAATAACATGGACGTTACGATCAAACTCAGTGAAGGCTGCGCCTTCTTTAATATCCCAATCACCTTCTAGTAGCTGCCTACGTTGTTGTTCAGGCAACGATAGTAGCATTGCCTCGTAGTCACCTTGTTTACTTAGGTAAGGATTGTCTGAAAGACGTGCAGGTATAAACCTACGTTTGAACAAAGGCTTTCCTGCCTTTGCGTGTCCTGCAGGATATTTAAGTTCTTCACCTGTTTCAATATCAGTTGCATTAAAAGCTTTTCCTGCAGGAGATGGGTCAATAAACATTTTCTTAACCCAATGGTGACCCCTACCTCCTGGGTTTGTAGTTGCCCTCATAAAGATAGGCAAGTCGGGTGCAGTGGACCGTAGACGTGACCGCATGTAGTTCCATGCAAATGGACTAGCCCATTGCGTCAATTCGTCAAAGCCTATCCAACTAAACGCTAGACCTTGGTAACGCAGAACGTCATCTTCCCTGTCTAGGTAGGACATCCACAATCTCGCACCAGATGGCGCAGTCCACTGCATCTTTCTTTCTGACCATTTAATTCCAGGCCATATCTTAGGGTACATTTCTTGTGACTTAAATATAAGTTCCCTAAGTTCTTCTGTTGTGTGACGCAGCAGTAGCCCTGAAAAGTTTGGGTGACCCATATACCGTAAAGGGTCAGCTAACATCGCATAACTTTTTCCACCACCCGCACTGCCGCCATATAGGACTTCACGTTCACCTGCAGCAAGGAAGTCTGTCTGTGGTCCTGCATTAGGTTTAAAGATTACGTTGTGTTGTTCCTCAATAGGAATCTCATCAACTATCTTTGCGGGTTCAGGCTTTGGCTTCGCTGTAGTTCGCTTCCTCGTAGTCCTCGTCGGCTTTGGCTCCGAGTCTTGTGCGTTCAATTTCTTCCGCTTTGGCGATTGCCTTTTTCGCATAGTCTGCCCATCTGCGAAGGCTTCTAGCTTTGTTTTTTCGTTGTCGCTCATTTTCCAACCGTTTCCGTAATCCTACGTGAGATATGTCTCTACCTGTATTTCGTGTTAGCCAATTAGCTACTTAACGATAAGAGTACTGTTTAAGATATTTATTTGCCTGTTCAAGCATATCAAGTTCATGCTCAATAGGTAATAGTACGTCAGGATCGTCAGGGTCTATTTCATACCCAAATGGTATTGTCCTAGATATACGGGGAATACGAACCCATTCGTTATCTTCTTTTATGTCTGTTGGTTGGGGTAACTTCCACTGTTTAAGAGGTTTAGTCATCATCATCCATTTGTTTTGGTGGCATTAGCATTACACCACCTTTTGCTTCTACTTGCATTTTCTCTGTTTTAACTAAACCAGTACGGTCAAGTAATTCTTTAGCTGCTTGCATCTTGTCACGAATACCTAGCTCAGTAGGATCATACAAAGCACCTACCATAGCCATTGCAGCTTTAGGTGCATTACGTGCCATGTATGCTGATGTAGCATCTAAGATTTCTTCTTTCAAAGAGTTAATGATCTCCGTAGATGAAGTAGCATCCGAATACCCTGCAATCTTCTTTGCAGTTACAATGTCACCACCTGCCTCGTCAAATAAAACTGCAAGTAGTTTCTGTTGTTTTTCTGTTAATGCTCGTGTCATTTTAACTCTTTCTTTTAAATAATGCAAGCACAAAGTTTGCTATTGATTGACCTATTTGTGTTGGGGTTGGTAGTAGCCATCCTAGTAGTAATAACATTATAACCCAAGGGGGTATGTTTTGATTGTTGATCATTAGCTTTTCTACTGGACCTGCTTCTACTTCTTTTGTTTCTGTGATAATGTCACGTCCTGCGTTATTAGTTTCTTCTTCTTCGTAAGTAACTACAGCTTGTTTGTTTTCTTTACCAAGTTGTGTATTAGCAGCTACGTTAGTTCCACCTGTAGGTAACAGTGAAGTTAAACCACAGCTAGATAACAGTAAAACCAATACTAACCATTTCATTACATCATCTCAAAATGTGGAGCATCAATAAATGGTCTACGCCCTTGTGATCTACGTAAATCAATATACGCATTCATTGCATCTTCTGCAGTGTCATCGTAATAACGGATGTCACCCTCTGACCAAGCTGCACCCCATTTGATAGGCACCTCTAGTTCTTCCGCTGCCTGTGCCATAGCATCACAAATGTTATCGTAAACATTCAACTCCCATGAAACATTAGAACCAAAATAAGCTACGAGGTCCACGGCATGTGAGTATCCATCTTCTTGAATAAGATGTTTAGATTTCATAGTCTGTGACCGTCCAGAGTTATACAGTTCTTCTTGTTCTGCTAAAGTTCGGACACCATATGTCACACCAAAGTCAACGTCAGTTAGTTCAATAGCACGTTTAACAACTGCTACCATATCAGGATGTACACCATCTAACTTTCCTAGTGAACGACTACTTAAACTAAATCCCATTATCGCATATCCTTGCTCATTGCTACTTTATTGCCCATAGGTTTACCTGCCATATAAGCTGTAGCTCCCATATAGGCTGCAACTACACCAGTTTGTGCAATATAAAACAGCCCTAGCAAATCTGCTAGAGCACTTACACGTGAGTCTGACATAAAAGGAGTAAACAGAAATACAGTAAAGATAATCATCATGCCCATAGCTACCCATGCCATAAACTTTTGTGATTCTGCTTTTTCTTCACGTAGCTCTATTTCAAGCATACGTTCTTTCATTGCTACTTCTTCTGGTGTAATCTTACCATCACCATCAATATCAAAATCAACCACCATTACACCCTCCGAAAACGTGCAGCCGTTTTAGCTGCCCCTTTAGGTTGCTGAGAAAATTGTTTACCTGCTGCAGTATCTTTTCTTTTCTTTGCTGAACTAGCTGCATACTGCGAACTAGACATTGCTTTAATTGCCGCTTCAGGGAGATAACGTTCTCCTGTAGCTTTTGGACCTTGCGTTGAAGGTTTACCACTTTTGGTTCTCCACTTTTGTTTTGTCCACCTATCTAGGCTTTGTTGTGATTTAGTTTTAGCCATTTGACATTAACCATGCAAAGAATATAATACCGCCTATGCC